TTCCACGATATAGACCACCACAGCCATTCGTCACTAAACAAGGCCACCAATGACATGGCACTTTGGTGCCTGTCATATCTTTCGCCGCGTTACCGCGAGGAAACCAACGCCGCAATGGCGCGCGGCCACGCGGTAGAGCATGGCATTGGCGCTGGCTTGCGCGGTGATGAATTTGTTGATCCCGTTGAAGAAGCCATCAAGGATTTCAACGCGCGCACCGCGTTGGGTGTCGATGGTGAAAGCCGGGACAAGGAACGCGCCCACATCGAAGGCATGGTCAAGAACGGCCTGGAAGCCCTAGAGGATTATGGCCCGCCAGATACAGCACAAGAGAAAATCGAAATCAAATTAGACGGCGTGGAATTGCCAATAATCGGGTTTACGGATTTCGGCTGGGATAATCGCGGGGAAACCATCGACATTAAATCCACAACACGCTTGCCGTCTTGCATCACCGCGCCGCATAGACGCCAGGGCGCCATATATAAAAAGGCCAAACACAACCACGCCATGAAGTTCCTTTATGTGACTCCCAAAAAAGTGGGCTTCTACGAATTGGAGAATTGCCAGCAAGACCTCGAAGAGGTGCGCCAGACCGCCATTCGCGTCGAGAGGTTTTTATCGCTTTCAGATGATCCTGAAGTCCTGCGCTCCTTCGTAATCCCTAATTACGATTCGTTTTACTGGAATTCACCGGCCACGCGCGAACAGGGCCGGAAGGTTTTTGGGTATTAACCATAAATGAAAGCAACCGGAAAATGGGTGGGCGGCTTGGCTGAATGGATTGAAGGCGACACGGCCTTTTTGTCTGTTGCATTCTCTTGGCGGTTGGATGATGCCTACCAGCGCGCCGTCTATTTGAATGCCGAGGGTTACAATGTCCGAGCGGGGGGGCCGGGCGTATTTACTCGCAAACATTACCTTGCAGACGTAGCGCAGATCGGCGGCGATTACCCCGACGCTGTGGCGCACCATAACCCAATGGCGACGATGGCAAGCCGAGGTTGCCCGGTTGGGTGCTGGTTCTGCATCGTGCCGAAAATGGAAGGCAAGGAATTTACCCTGATACCGGATTTCCCGGTGCGCCCGGTGCTATGTGACAACAACCTGTCAGCCTTGCCAGCCGAATATCAGGATCACATTATCGGGCGATATCAGGCCGAAGGGGTGCCGTTGCTGGATGCCAATTCCGGCTTTGAGCCTCGCACTTTTAATAATGAGGTTTATCGGCGTTGGGCGCAAATAAACAAAGGCCCGTGGCGCTTTGCCTATGACGACCAAGGCGATGAGCCTTATGTGCGCCGGGTTATGCGGATGCTCCATGCTGTACCCCGAAGCAAGAAGCGGGTTTATGTTTTAATCGGCAACGAACCAATGGCCGAATGCCTTGCCCGCATTAATAAGGTTATTGAATGGGGTGGTGACCCACACGTTCAACCATTCATTAAATTGAACGCGCTAGAAAAAAAATACCACGTTCGCCACGATTGGACGCGGGGGAAATTGGTGGATATGGCGCGGTGGACAAATGGATGGATTTGGAAGAAAGCCCCATTTGAGGATTACCAGCGCAACCCCAAACCCGTATTGAACCCACTACAAATAGAATTGGGGGCGATTTAACAACGTCCCACAACGGCCCCGGACGTTAAATAAAGGGCTGAATTTGTAACGGAGAATAGAACGATGCCTTTAAATCTTGGAAACAGCGGCGGGGATTTCCTGCCAATTTTGAAATATAACGCCAAAGCCGGACGTTGGTACGTCCGTGAGGACGATGAAGATGTTGAAGTCGATGGCATGACCGCCATGTTTGATTTTGAAAACATCCAGACCGGGTGGCTTCACTTCGGGCCGACCGGCCCTGATTGGCGCCCTGATCCCGACCTGTCAACCGCGACGGATTCGCCGGGCGGTGATTTCAAACGGGGTTTTAAAATTCACGTTTACGCCAAAAAGCAGCTCGGCGGCGCGCGTGAATTCATGTCAAGCAGCCAGATGGCTGGCGGCGCCATCAAAAAGCTCTATGCCGAATATGAAGAATCCGGCAAGGGCGCCCAGCTTGATCATCGTGGAATCGGCCAAGTTCCGGTTGTCAAATGCACCGGCACCAACGCCATAACCGGCAAGCATGGCACCAATTTTGAACCCGTCCTGGAAATTGTCAAATGGATGAAACGACCGCCCGAGGACGATTTGCCGATATTGAGCGGTGGCGCCTCAACCCCGGCACCAGCGCCGGTAACAAATTCCGCGTCCGACGATGTTGGCGAGTTAGAGGATGAATTTGTTTAGCCGCTAACATGATCGGGGTGAGGGGGAGCGGACGGCCATCCGCCCCCCTCGTTACCGCCCCAGCCCCAAAATCAACAGGACGCGGAACGATGGATACAATGATAAACGACAACCGGCTTCACGCAAACAAGGCGGATATATTAAAACATTTGGACCGGCTCTTTAGCCGTGCGGCCATTGATCATCCTGACGCCTATGTTCAAATAGATATCGGAGACCCGGCTGGCGTGAGGCCGTGGGCTTGGGAATATTTCAAGATCACCAAACTGAAAGACGCCGCTGACTTCGCGAAGAAACGCAACGCCGAAACCAACAACATTTACGTTGGCGTCAACCCGCGCAGCCCGGATATCTTTCCAGGCACCGCTGCGACGGATGCTGACATACTTTGCGCTTACTTCAACTTCACTGACCATGACACGCAACAGGCGATCGACAATCTGAAATCATCACCGCTGCCGCACACGTTCAGCGTCACCACCGGCAAGACGCCCAACACCCGCGCCCATTGCTATTGGGAGCGCGAAGACGTTGCCATAAATCTAAAAGCATGGTCCGACGTTCAATCCGGTATGGCTGATTTCTTCGGCTCCGACCGGGTGATCGATCCCCGCCGGATTATGCGGCTGGCTGGGACAGTTAGTTACCCGTCACCAAAAAAGATCGAGCGCGGGTACGTTCCCGAATTGGTGACAATCCGCACTGAATACGACACAGACCGCGAGCCATACGGGGCCGTCGAACTATACAAATCTTTCCCTGCGCTGGGTTTGGTTCCTTCCCCAAGCGCGGGGCGCGAGGTTGGGGCTGGTGTGAGCAACGGCCTCAGCCTCGCAACCTACCAGAATGTGCCTGTCGATGAGTACACAAAATCCATCATGGCCGGGGAAGGCGAATGGCACAATAAGATGATCCGGGTGGTGGCGCATTGGGTATCGCGCGGCTTAACGGATTCTGAGATCATTCTGATGGCGCGGAACTTCACCCAGCCGGGTTATTCCAAAGAGGACACCGACAGGGAAGTTGGCAAGGCCATACAGGGCGCCAGGAGCAAATTTAACGCCCCGGAGCCTGTGAACCATCCAGGGCCAAGTGATCTGGCTGTAGCGCCCACCACGGGCCACACAGGGGAATTGGAAGAAAATGACGGTGAAATAATAAGCGCCGCTGATATTAACGGCCCGGCAGAACAGCGGCAATGGCTGCTAGAGAATTGGATTGCTCACCGCACCACCGCCATGCTGTTCGGCCAAGGCGGCGTTGGCAAAACATTGTTGGTTCACCAACTCGCAAATTGCGTGGCTGAAGGCGAGGATTTTATGGATATGCCAACCATGAAAATGCCGGTCTTGGCCGTATTATGTGAGGATGACCGCCTGGAAATAGACCGGCGCCAGCTTGATATAAATGAATGGCGCGGGCTTCATGATTTCACCGGAAAGGCGCCCAAGGATTGCTATCTGTGGCCCCGTGTAGGCCATGACAACACGCTGGTGACGTTCCCAAACCAAGGGGAAGGCCAAGCCAGTGCGTTCTATTCCAAGCTCTATGCAGCTGTGGAAAAGCACAAAGGTGACGCTGAAGATATATTTATTATTCTAGACACGGCGGCGGATATGTTCGGCGGCAATGAAAACATCCGGCGCGAGGTCAACAGTTTCCTGAAATACTACATAGGCGCGCTATGCACCCAACTAGGCGCCACGGTGCTTATCCTGGCGCACCCATCACGCGCGGGCATGGCAAACAAGGATGGATTGTCAGGTTCGACGGCGTGGGAAAACGGGGTTCGCAGCCGCGCATATCTGTCCTGGGCGGATGATGATGATGATGAAATCCGCATCCTATCCCGCAAGAAATCCAACTATTCCAGCATTGCAGATTCAACCGCAATTAAGTTGATTTGGGAAGATGGCGTATTGGTCCAACCAACGTCACCAGATGCCATTGACCGGATAGAAAAGCGGGCCGTCAAGAAAATTATATTGGACGAAATAGAATCCGCGTGGTGTGACAATGTGCCGCTTCGAACCATGAAATCCCAAGACCGTCAGGCGCATAAAGTCATTCAAAAGCGGCACCCGGAATTCAAATTATCAGTCATTTCAACTGCAATCAGGGATTTAATCGATGAAGGTTTTATCGCGGTAATAGAGCGTAAGGGCTATCAAGTCATAGAAAGACCGGAATGGAGCTAAGTCTATGAAAACATTAAACAAATATGGCCTTACATACAACTTGTGTAAGCCATTTACACAACCACGGAAAAACATGAATAAAAACAACAACTTAACACTTACACACAAACGCGGTCCTAAAAGGACAGCGCACTTGTGTGCGCGCAGTCCATCGGACTCATAGGCCCGGCGTTGTGAGAAGGGTCAATAAACCAGATCGTTTAACCAATCCAGATGACTTTGGAGTGATGCGAAAAATGGCACAATATTATTCGTTGCAGCCGCTTGATGAAGTGGCATCCCAGATGGATAGCAAATGGGGCGCTGATAGATTGCCCAGGTTGGTATCGGTGAAAACGGCAACCAGATTTGGGTCGGCTCTGAACCGTCTGAACAATGCCATCGACAGTGACGATCACAAGGAAGTGGAAAAGCGCGCCAAGATTTTAATCCTGGGATGGCGGGCTATGGATGCCGAGGCGGAGGAAATGGGGGCAGCGCCAGTTGACCCCAAGCCATTGGCGTCCTGGCGTGATGATGACGGCAATCCATATGCGCTATTTCAGGATACCGCTGAAGCAATTGCTTATTCCAAATCTGAAGACGGTGATGGTGTGCGCGTGATTACGCTCAAGGAAGTGTCTCGCATAGTGGGGTATTTTGAGAGCAAGACGCCAGTGTCAGAAGTGCGCGGGGTGTTCGGCGGCGCGGAAATTATCACAATAAATTAGGGGCGCTGGCATGAAACCATGGAAAACTGATGATGTCGCAAAGTTGGAAGTATTGATTGGCCAACTCGGATTTAGTTACGCTGACGCGGCCAAGAGGTTAGGCCGCAGTAGATCTTCTGTGGCAGTTAAGTGGCTTTCAATAAATGGCATTTATGACCAGCGTCAGGATCACCGGAAGCCGACCGCCAAGGCGGACTTTGAGCAAAGGCGCTGCCTTAAATGCCGCGAGTTTTTTACGTCCGATTGGCGCGGAAATAGAATCTGCACGGCGTGCAAATCGCAAGATTCTTGGGTCAGTCAAAATTCTGTAATGGGCGAATGATGGCTGATTTGATCTATGTCACGATCACTAGGAGCGAGGCCCATAAACTGGCGCAAATAAAAATTTATCGGGGCGGTGTGGAGATGCTGAAAATCCCGGCGCCTCGTGGGCTTCTTTTGAAATTGATAAAGGAAATAGCGGAGATGTTGGATTGATGGCGAAGAGAAAAACCGGAAATCGTGAACCAAACGGGCGCATAACGCGGAAGCGGGACCGCGACGGGCCAACCCCAGAACATGAAAGGAAACGCCTCGAGGCGGTCAAAGGCGGCGACGTTACCCTATCGACCACCCCGCTGGATCGGCTCTGGGCTAGGCGGATGATTAGCCAGGACGAATATAACGTGGCGGCAGAATACGCGCGTTGCCACCGCATTCGATTTGGTGCGGGTTATTCAACACGGCGTGAGGCGGGCCGTGAAATCACTGAAAGCCAGCTAATCCGCGCCCGCGAATTTATAGAGGCGGCAACCGCAATTTTGCTGGGGATATCGCGTGAATGTAAAAACGCGGTCGATAACGTGGCTTGCTATCAAACCGGCATCCGTTCCCGTGACATCGGGGGCAAGCGGCCACGCAAGACGGCGTTCTTCCGTGGCCTGGAAGCCCTTGCAAAGTGGTATGTCCGGGCTGAAAAAAAAGTTGCGTGAGATGTGGATTTGTTTATATTCACGATGTTGTTTCCTTATGGTTGGGAAATCGACGCCCAAAGAATTACAGCGCGCTTCGCCTTGCAGGGCGGGGCGCGTTTCTTTGTGGAGGGCAGATTGGTTGTTGACATCCACGGAAAAATCGAATATTGTCAGGTGTATAAAGTCACTATTTCTTTAAGCCGCCCGCCCGGAGCAATCCCGGCGGGCTTTTTGTTGGCCCGAAACAAGCCGGAAGGACTTCGGGAAAATGGGTGAATTTTCAAAGGACTACCAACCACAGCGACGGGGGGACCAAGCGGTGGCCGGTAAGGCTAGAGGGCGCCGTCAAATAATGACGGATGCGCTGTTAACTGCGCTTAAACGGGAAGTGGACAACATCGAAGGCGGGAAACCCACTAAACGGCTTAACATCATTGCAAATCAACTTGCGATCAAAGCATCAGATGGTGATATCCAGGCCATTAAGGAAGTCTTCGACCGTACAGATGGCAAGGCAGTGCAGATGATCATGGGCGATCCTGATAGCCCGCTTTCATTTATGTTTGATGTCAACCTCATTAAACCGGACTAAGGTTGATCTGCCCGAGGCGTTCGCCGGGCTTTTCAAGCCATCCAGATATAAGGCGTTTTACGGCGGGCGCGGGAGCGCCAAAAGCCACAGCTTCGCTACATCCCTGTTGATTGCCGGTGGTAAGGAACCATTGCGTATTTTGTGCGCGCGCGAGGTCCAGAACTCGATCAAGGATTCCGTCAAGCAATTACTCGATGACAAGATTGCCGCCATGAACTTGGGCAGCTTTTATGAATCGATCCAAAATGAAATACGCGGGAAGAACGGGACGCTGTTCATTTTCTCTGGCCTGGGGAAAATGACGGCGGATCAGTTGAAATCGATGGCTGGGATCAACCGTTGTTGGGTGGAAGAAGCGCAGACCATCAGTGCGCGTTCGCTGGAGATATTGCGCCCAACGATTCGTGAACCTGATTCAGAGATATGGTTTAGCTGGAATCCTCGCCATTCGTCTGATCCAGTTGACCAGATGTTTCGCGGTGAGGTAACGCCAAAGGACGCGGTAGTTCAGAAAGTTAATTATGACAAGAACCCGTTTTTCCCCGACGTTCTGGAGCAGGAGCGGGTATTTGATCACAAGAATGCGCCGGATCGATACAGCCATATCTGGCTAGGCGAATACGAGCCATCTTTGACTGGTGCGATTTTTGATCGTCAGACGCTACACGAAAACCGGCGCAGTGAGGCGCCGGAATTAAAGCGCATCGTGGTTGCCGTTGACCCGGCGGTTACAACGGCGGAAACCGGGAAAGACCCAAATGAAACCGGCATCATCGTTGCCGGTGTTGGTGAAGACCGGCGCGGTTATGTGCTGGAGGATTTCTCCTGTCATGGCACGCCGCACCAATGGGCGTCAAAAGCAATTGCAGCGTATGACAAGCACGAAGCCGATTCAGTCGCAATAGAAACTAATCAGGGCGGCGATATGGTGCGCCATACGTTGCAATCCATACGGCCCGGTCTCCCGATTACCGAGGTCAGGGCTACGAGAGGAAAACACGTCCGAGCCGAGCCGATAAGCGCGCTTTATTCACTGGGCCGCGTCTCACACGTTGGCACGTTCCCAGAATTAGAGAGCCAGATGTGCCAGATGACGGCAGCGGGTTTTGAAGGTGATGGCTCACCGGATCGGGTTGATGCGCTGGTGTGGGCTTTCACAGAATTATTTTCAATTATGATGCGGCCCGCAAAACGCAAGCCATACAGAGAAATGCCACAAGTTTCTTGGATGTCATAGGTAGCAGATGTCAAAACAAGATGATGACTACATAGAGGGCGCGAAAGAGGCGTTCGAACTCGCTGTTGAGGCCGAGGATAAGAATCGCCAGCAATTTAAGGCGGACTATGCCTTTACCCGGTCTGGTGACCAATGGCCGACGGAGGCCAAAGAACAGCGGGGGAAGAACCGCCCGGCGTTGACGTTTAACCGTATGCCGAGTTTCATCCGGCAAGTCACGAATGACATCCGCCTCAACCGACCATCAATCAAAGTTCACCCGGTCGATAGCAATGCAGACCCGGAAGTCGCGGAGATTCTAGACGGTCTCATTCGCAATGTTGAATATACATCCAACGCTGACGCCGCTTACGATTGGGCGGCGGATATGGCAGCATCAGGCGGATGGGGATTCTGGCGCATCGACATCGATTGGACGACAGACGACAGTTTCGAAAAAGATATATTCATCCGCCGCGTTCTAAACCCGCTTTCGGTGTACGGCGACCCACGGTCAATAGAAACGGATTCATCAGATTGGAACAGCGCCTTTGTTATTGATCACATAGCGCACGACGAATTCGAATTGCAATATCCAGACGCTGAAAAAGTGGATTGGTCCTCTGATTCAAAAGAATCGAACCACGGCGACTGGATAACGGAAGACTCTGTCCGGGTGGCCGAATATTGGACACGCGAGCCTGTAAAAACCGAGTTGCTAAAGTTCCAACTCATTGATGGGTCAACGATTTCAATCCTGAAGGACCAGTTTGAAAAAGATGAGGCTCTACGGTTTGATCTGCAAGATGCCCAAATAATAGAAACCCGCCCAACAACCACGCATAAGGTGCATCAGTGCATAATCAACGCCACCGAGATTCTTGAGAAATCCGAATGGGCTGGCCGCTATATTCCACTGGTGCCGGTTTATGGGGAGGAAATCATCGATTTCTCGCAGGAAAGCGAGAGGAGATTTTACAATCTCACGCACCATTCGCACGATGCACAGCGGCTTTATAATTATTTCAGGACGACTGCAACGGAGCTAATTGCGTTGCAGCCGAAGGCACCATTCATCGGCCCGACGGGGAGCTTTGAAACCGATAGCTCACGGTGGAACACGGCGAACACTGAAAATCATGCCACCCTGGAATACGATCCGGTTGGTGGGGCGCCGCCGCCACAGCGTCAACCGTTTGCGGGAGTTCCGTCCGGCGCGCTCCAAGAGGCTTTGAACGCCGCTGATGAAATGAAGACCATACTGGGTATCTATGACGCCAGCCTCGGCGCCCGGTCTAACGAAACGTCCGGGATAGCCATCACCGCCCGGCAGCGCCAAGGTGATATGTCCACTTTCCATTTCCCCGACAACGTAATTCGGGCCATTCGCCACACCGGGCGCATTCTCGTCGATTTAATCCCTAAAGTTTATTCCGAGGCGCGCATGGTTCGCATTCTTGGAGAGGATGAGACCGCCCAAAATGTTCAGGTGAACCAGCAATTCCAGATGCAAACGCCAGAGGGTGTAACCGATAAAATATACGATCTAACGGCTGGGCGGTATGATGTGACAGTAAAAGCGGGGCCGAATTTCTCGACGAAGCGCGAAGAAGCGGCCACCCAGATGATGGAACTGTTGCGTGCGTTCCCAGCGGCTGCTCCATATGTTGGCGATATTCTGGCCCGCAATCTGGATTGGCCGGGCGCTGATGAAATCGCCAAGCGCCTGGAAGCCATCGCGCCACAGACTGGTCAGGAGGCTGGGCCGAGTCCAGAGATGGTGAAGGCCCAACAACAAATGCAAATCGACCAAGCCAAATTCCAGGGGCAACAGCAACTCGAAGGCGCGAAACTCCAAATGGAGTCAGAGAAGATTCAGGCGGATTTTGCGCTTCGGCAACAGGAAATGCAAAACCAGATAATATTCCAGCGCGAGAAATCTGCCGCCGAACTCCAGTCAAAGATGGAAATCGAGATTATGAAGCTGGAGCAACAGGGCCAGATTGAGCAAGCCAAAATCATGCGTGAAGACATGGAGCGCGGGCTTCGGGAGATGCGCGGAGATGCCGAGGCGCGGGTTTCGGACGTTGGCGGGCAGTTTGCGGAGACACTCCAGGCGGTTGTCGAGGGGATTAATACCCCGAAGCGAGTTGTTCGGGATGACGCCGGGGATATTGTTGGAGTGGAGCCGGTATAACCATGCTCGATGGTGGAAGTAATTATAATATAATAAGTAAAGATGCCGATGGCGCTGATGCGTCTTATTCCACCACATCTGATTTCAATGGATCGATAGAAGATGTTGGAGAAGGGGCTGTCTTATATAGGCTTACATGTAGTACGTATGGATCAGGAACCATTTCGTATAGATTAAGTAAGGGTACGTAGAATAATGCGCGTAAATAGTAGCAACCGTAAGATAATCCAAGATAAGCTCGCTGATCTTCAGTCGCAATTAGCGGCATTCAGTAAGCTATTTGATGCTGACGTTGTGTTTGAAGTAGAGTTCGATATGCTGAGTGATTTTGAGGATGACTTTATGGCCTTCCAATATGTTGAGTTGGCAAAGATAGAACGGGATAATCAGTAATGGCTGTTTCGTTTGTTGGTAATGGTGCGATAGCCCGAGGAACTGATAACAGTGTCGAGGTGAGCAGCCCCGCAGGGTCAGTCGGCGACCTTCTTATTGCGTTCATGTTCCATGATGATTGGTCGGACGGGGCATTTAGTAATTCAGATGGGGCTTTAACTTGGACGACTATTATAGCCCATGATACTGCGACGGCTGATGATAGCCGTGGGTACACCGCTTGGGCTGTTGAGGACCAAACGGGCGCCAGGGAATTTACATTTGGCTTCACTAATGTCGAAGGCTGGGTAGCGATGATCCTGCGCTTCTCGGGCCAGCATGGATCAGTACCTATTGATGTCTCTGAGAGCATTATTGGCTCATTTACCGCCGTAGGCGAAGTGGTAATCCCAGAACGAGGCGCTATGGGAATTTACGCGGTGATGAGCGACGGAACTAGCCAGACTTACTTAGATAGCCTGACACCAAAGGGTCATACACTTATTATAAACGACGATGGGTTTTATGGGACTTTAGCACTATTCCGTCGGGCGTTTGGTGCAGATGATTATCCTTATCCACATAAGGAGCATATGAGCATAGAGATAGGAGAGTTCGGAAACCACAACACAACCTGCACTTCATTCTACTGCGTGATCGCTCCAACAATCTCTAATGCGACCATTAGCGGTGTTACTAAGGATAACGATGGCAGTGTTTTAGGCTCATGTGAAACGTACTTGATGAAAGAAAACGCGGCGGGCGACGAAGTGATGTTTGTCGCCAAGACCACTAGCCATTCAGGCACTGGCGCGTATTCATTTACAGTGGCTAACGATACGGACGCGCTATTCTTTGTGTACTCGTTTAAGGATGGCAGCCCGAATGTTTTCGACTGCACAGATCATGTGTTGGCTCCAGCCTAATGGCCGATAGTGATCTAAAATTACGGTCGGATGTTAACAAAGGAGAAGTCTCTGTTGATACTGATCTACGCCTCCGTTCTGATGCGGATAAAGCCGCCGCCAGTGCGTCTATAGCACCTATCGCCGTTCACCATCTAAATCAGATGAGAAGCCAATGACCCTTATACTTAAACAGTCAACCTCAATCGATATCAGAATGGGTCCGTTCGTTGACAAAACTGATGGGGTAACCCCAGAGACTGGTCTATCTTTAAGTGGAGCGACTCAGGCCGAAGTTCTGAAAGCTAATGGGGCTGGAACCGTTACAATGGGGGGAGCGTTTGCCGCCGTCAGTGAATGCGACGGCTGGTACGATTACACAGTTGCCTCCGGAGATGTAGATACCGTAGGCGAGGTAGTTTTCGTCGTCCAAGATACTGACGAGTGCTTACCAGTTTTTGTCCGAGCGCAAGTCGTAGAAGAAAATGTTTATGTTGCGTGGTACGCTGCGTCAGCAGCAGCGGGGACTGATCTGGCCGCTATATTAGTAGATACTAGCACCACACTGCAAGCCGAGTTGGATGCTATCCAGGCTGCTGTCATTACTAACGCTGCCGGTGTAGATGTTGCCGCAGATATCATTGCTCTCAAAGCCGAGACGGCAACGATTGTTGCAGACACTAACGAACTTCAAGGAGATGATGTTCCAGGGCTAATTGCAACCTTGGACGCTGTAGTAGATACAGTAAAAGTTGATACCGCTGCTATCTTAGTGGATACCAACGAATTGCAATTGGATGACATTCCAGGCAAGCTTGTCACGTTAGATGCTGTTGTGGATACTGTGAAAGCTGAGACGGTCCTTATACTCGCAGACACTAACGAATTACAATCAGATGATATCCCTGGATTGATTGCAACCTTAGACGCCGTAGTAGACACGGTGAAAGCCGAAACGGTTCTCATCCTTGCTGACACTAACGAATTGCAAGTAGACAATATCCCAGGAAGTCTAACAACTCTAAGCAACAAAGTGGACGTTATCGATGGTATCGTAGACGATATCATTATAGATACCGCCGATATCCAATCGAGATTACCGGCGGCACTATCTAGCGGAAACATGAAAGCAGATGTTCTAGCGATCTCAACTAGTACGGCGGCGGCTAATAATCTGGAAGAGAGCGCCGAGGTTATTCTGAGCGGCACGGCGAGTGGTACT